AAGTCAACGAGCAGGTCGCTCTGCCTAATGTCCCCAGGTAGCGCCGTGTTCATGTTAATGGTGCCCACCGATGCCGGGTTCTCCAGCGCCACCCACGTTATCGTGCTCCCGGATGCAATGGTCACACTGGTAGCTCCTAACTGCTCATCATAGCGCAGGATGAGGTTGGTATTTCCGCTAACCGTGACGTTTTCAAACTGCAGCCCAACGGTGATCGGGTAGCTGCTGCTGGTCAGCTCCGCAAATTGAGACGCAACGACACTGCTGGTGATGGTGTCGTAGATTTGGAAATCACCACCTGCTGTGCCCTCAATGCTCAGCGTTGCTGTGTCAATGCGTATCTGAGCAAAGCAGTTCCACCTGGTGCGAATGGTAGGCGGCACCAACGTACTCGCCGATGCCACCCAATAGCCGCCGTTATCAAAGAATGGCGAGACGTTGTCTTTGCTGAAGTTGACCTTTGTAGTAACCGTTTGCGACCCTGTCACGCTGCCGGTAGCCTGCGCATAGACAGTGCTTCCGCTGAGGTTGACCGCCAGTGTCCCCGCGGCATATGGCATAACCAGCCGCTTGAAGGCATCCGAATCAAAGAACGTAGACTGGTAGCGATAGCCGGCTTGCGTGAAGATCAAGTCAATCATCTGCTTGATGTAGATGCTTGGCGCCAGCTCGTAGTATCCCACTGACAACCGTGCACTGCTCCTGACGTCGGAATAGCCAGCACTGTCGACCATGCCGTAGACGTAGCCGCTACCCACAGCCGCACCCCAGGTGCTGCTCACCAATGCCGCCGTTGGCGTGTGGTTCATACCTGTCACCCCTGCCGTCTGTCCCAGCAGGATAGCTTCCGTAGCTTGGAAGAGCGAGACATCCTCGCCAAACAAGCCGATCTCGTATGTCACCTCCCCGCGTGTCTTGCTCATCGACATCAGCTGCAGGACACCGCTAAAGATCTGCACGCCATCATCCCATAGCGCCGCTCTTATTTTCTTATTAGGGGTGAAACCTCCTACAAAGGACTGGATGTTGTAGGCGAAGCCAAAGCACTGGTCGTTGGTTGCCGTCGATGGCAGCACAACGGTCTTGCTAAACGATCCCCGCCGCTTGGTGATGTCCTGGATGTCAGTGATCGTGTATGTCATGGCCACGTCAATCTCGCCCATGGTGTCCAAGATGTATGGCACTTCAACATCGCTGTCATTGAGCGGGTATGCAATCAAAGTGACGCTCATAGGATGCTGTTGCGATAAGCTACTGATATTTCCACCTGCAGCTGCTGCAACCTGTCGTTGCGCCTGGTGTAGAATTGATAGTTGTTGGTGTTGACGATGCCTTCGACCAACGCACCGTCAATCTGCAGCCAAACCTGAGCAGAGCGTATCATCTCCATGAGCAACTCACTCTCCAGGTCCGTCAGCCAGTCGCTGTTTAGGTTGTAGGTGTATGTGAACTCTCCTGCCCACTGCTTGTCATAGGTCAGCGTGCCGTAGACGTCGGAGTTGGCGCCGTAGATCTGCCGGCTGACCGATGCCTTGCGCCTGTTCTTCATCGTGAAGAGGTAGGTGTCAATGCCGCCGTATTGGTTGATGTAGTGCACTGGAATTGTATTGAACTGTGCGCACTCAGCTATGTTGTACTGGAACGCAAATCCATAATCGCCCAGCGCATAGTTGTAGCTGAGGATTGAAACACTTCCTCCTGCTCCTGGAAAGTTTGTCGATCCTGGAAGTCCGTCACCCGTCTGCCCCGATGTCAGCGCCTTGAGCTGTGCAGGACCACTGGCGACACGTATAGCATTGGTGCTGCCCGATGGCACCCCCAGGGTAAAAACACGCCCGGTGGAATATCGCACTTCAATATTGTCGATGACAGTGTTACCGCTGACGCCCTGCCCGAAGCAGCTCCACCCATAGCTATCACTAAGCGCTGTGCTTGGCGATCCATTGTCGCGACTGGTCAACCCGTGGTTAGAAATTTGCAAGACATTTGTCGGTGGGAAGTAGGTGTCGCTGTCATAGCTTGCCAAATCCAGCTGCTCAAGGTTGCCGGCAAAGACGCCCACTCCCGAGACCACCGTTGGCGATCCAGTGATGACCACCGGTGACGTGCCGTATTCATCGTAGAACTTCAACTGGTATCCGCTTGTGAAGCCGTCGTGGTTCACAACAGCGGTCTCGCTGAGCGATGGCGCTTGCGGTGCAATCAACGTCTCAACGACCTTGCTGACGTCAAAGAATCCATATGTGCTCGGTAGTTGGTCGCTCTTCAGCCGTGCCAATCGTGCGCCCGCCGTTGTCTCCACATCGCAGACGTAGCGGAAGTTGGGCTGGGATGTATTAGCGCTGTCCACGACATACAGCATCTTGTTGTATGCCGGTGTCCACCCGGTGTTGCCTGTTACGTTCATACTGGTTTTTGTAGACTTATTTGTTTGTCAATCAATCCGCTGATCTCAGTCACCAACGTGTTGACCGCTGGCTCTGTCAATGTGTCCGACATGAAGCGCGTTGCCCTCAAGCCCCGGCTGTGTATCGCCCTGGAAAGCAAGAACGACAGCGTGCGGTTGTTGGCAGCCCGCTCCCTCCCTGGCGCTCCCGCCATCTTGATGCCCTTGAATGCAATCCACTCCTGCAGCGACCTCAGCGGTGGCCTCTTGCCGCCTTGCTTGTAGCTGTATGGCGAGTTGGGCGCACGCAATGCGCTGTCCGCTCCTTTCACTCCCAAGTCCACAAACTTCCAATATCCATCCGCCTCCAAGACAACGGTGAACGCATCATCCGTCAACTCCAGTGGCCTCACGTTGATGCTGGATGCCAGTTGATTGCTGGCAATGGCTTTGGCTTGCCTTAGTCGCTGAATCGCTTCGTTTTTGACGTTTTCGAGCCACTCCTTGACCATTTCGTAGCCTGGAGGCAAAACTCCCTCAGGCGGCAATAGCGTTGCTCCTATGGCCTCAATTTGCGCTTGCTGCACTGGCTTCATCTTGCCGGGTGTTCCGGCGAAAACATCAAACTGCATAGGCTAAAATATACCTTGCGCGGAAAAGTGCATTTTTTACTTCCGCTTGGCCCTCATCGCCTCTTCCGCCATGATGTCCTGAAGCATCTGCGTGTAGTTGAGGAACTCCCGCGCCTTCATGCGGAAGATCTGGTCGAATTTGAGGACGTCGTGGTTGCTCATCCTCCAGACGACCATCAGCCAGCCGTATTGGGCGAGGATGTTGGTGGCTGGTCCGTCGTCATCGTTTCTAACAAAGAGCCGAGGGTAGCTTGAAAGAAGCGCTCGCCAGTGGTCAAAAAAAAAGCGGCAGCACCCCAAACGTCACCGATTGTGGCCTCTTCCAGGAACAAGTCCGCACGCTCCTGATGCTTGCTGCCATCGTACTCCTTGCGCCAATGCGTCACCCATCCACCCTCCCGGCATAGCGTAGCCATGATCTTGTGAAGGTTCTGCACAATGCTGGGTTCATCGGTAGCGCCAATGGACATCAAGTCAATCAGCTGCCCCGCTGTCAGCTCATCGGTGAAGATGGTAGGATACCACCACTTGCCACCACAGCGGAAGCGCCGGTGCCACTTCATGTCTGGCAGCTTTGTCCACGCATCGTTGATGGCTCGGTACTTGGCAGCCAGTGTCAGCACTGTCATCTGCCTGGCTTCATCTATCGGGATGTCATCAACGATCGCAACCACGCCGAGCTGCTTGTCGGTGTCGCTGAGCACATCCTCCATCATGATGGCGTAAATCCGCTGGAATTGGCTGATGGTCAAATTGGTCAGTGGTGTGTTCATAGTTGTTGTGCTGTTTTCAGTGCCTCCGCAATCGTCACGTCCATGTCCATGTAGCGATACGTCCCAAGCCTCCCCGCAAACGTCACCGATGGTAGCTGCTCCGCCATTGCAATGTACTGGTCAAGCACCGCCTGATCTTCAGCTAATCTGACCGGGTAGTAGGGGATGTCACCCCTGCGCCACTCGTGGCTGTACTCAAACGTGACGATGCTGTTGTCGTGATTCTCCCACGGCGTGAAGTGCTTATGCTCCACACTCCGCGTCCATCGCGTGTCGTACTCGGGGTAGTTGACTGTGTGGCAGCCTTGCATGTCGCCCTCGCCAAGCTCATGGCGGAAGGTCAGCGTGCGATACGCCAACTCCCCAAGTTCATAGTCGAAGAAGCTGTCAATCGTTCCAGTCCAAACGATATGATCGTACTGCCTCAGCCTGTCGAATGGTGTGGATAGATGCAGGTCGATATTAGGGTGGTCAAGGATGCGCTCTACCATCGCCGTGTAGCCGTCTTCGGGGATGCCTTGGTACTTGTGAGTGAAGTAGTTGTCATCGTGACTTAGACGCACTGGCAGGCGCTTAAAAACGGAAACAGGCAGCGTGCGCGGATCACGCCCCCACTGCTTCTGCGTGTACCCCTTGAAGAACATGTTGTAAAGCGTCGTGCCGATTGCTGCCTCCGCTGCTTCCTCGAAGTTCTGCGGATCAATGTCGCGCCGCTCGGTGTCGATTAGTCGCTTGGCCTCGCTCGGTGTCAGCGCGTGATCCCAGACTTGGCACATCGTCATCAGGTTCACCGGGAATGAATAGTGCTTGTCCTGCACCCTCGCGATGACCTTGAGCCTGACGTCGCGCATCGTAGTAAAGCGGTTAACGTACTGCCAGACTGTCTCGTTGTCCGTGTGGAAGATATGCGGGCCGTAGGCGTGAACCATGATGCCATGCCGCCGCTCTGTGTGGCAGTTGCCAGCGACGTGGCTGCGCTCGTCGTAGATGGTCACGCGGTGACCACGCTCGGCAAGTTCGCGAGCGATGACGCTGCCTGTCAGTCCTGCCCCTGCGATGCCGTAGTGCTTCATAGATGCAAATCTACTACATGATGACATAGCGACCACCCGCGTTGGCGGATAGCTTGTTCAAGGCGACGTAACGCACCGCGTCAATGGCGTGGTTGTAGCGGTCTATCGGCACACCAAGCGACGCGCCAGTCCTGTCCGTGTCCCACGTGTAGTTGCGCAGTTCCTTGATCAGGTTGGTCGATTCTCTGGTCACGAGCATCGGCTGCCGCTTCAGGATGTCGATGCTGTTTCTGATGCTGTCCGCGCCCTTCGTTGCCGGGTGAATGTTGAAGCCAAGGCGATGCACCTCTTCGATGCTCTTGGGTTCAGCACTGTCAGCGATAATCGGCCACGACCTGCCAATGCCCAGCTTGCGCAGGTGTTCAGCAATGTCTTGGTTGGTCAGGCCGTTTTGGTAGATCAACTCATGCAGGAGAATAGCGCTGCCACGCTTGTATACTGCGACCACCGCCGTAGGGTCATTGGTGTATCCCCAGTCCAAGCCGATGGCGACCAGCTTATCACCAGCGAAGTCTATGCCGTCGACCTGCTGCCAGTCGTCAAAGACCACACCCTGCAGCGATCCAACTTCGCCCAAGCCGTAGACCTTCCACCAGTTCGCCCAGTAGTTGGATGTTGCCGCTTTGTCGCGTGCCTTCTCGATTTCCTTGACAATGGCAGGATCCAGTGCCTCGTTGTCGCGGTAGGTGACGACGATGAAGTCGCTGCCCTTGTCGTCGATTAACTCGCGATGCGCCCAGAACTCGCTGACTGGGTTGAAGTCAATGTAGATGCACTTCTTGGTTCTGATGGCCAGTTGGTGGTATGCTTCCCATGACACGTTGTTAGCCTCGTTAACAAACAGGATGTCGCGCCTTGCCCCTCGCATCTTGTCGCTGTGATCTGCGCTGAAGAACTCGATGTAACTGCCGTGTGGGAAGTCGTAGCGAAGCAGCGATTTGTTAAACCATGCATCCTCGTACAAACCGATGCTCTTCAGCATCCGCAGAAAGTCCTTGAGCGCACCACGACGGAGGTGTGGTATCGATTCCGCCACGATGCTGATTTCATATGGCGGGTTTGTTGGATCAGCTGCAAGACTGTACAGAATCGTGAGGATCGCATACGTTTTCCCTGCGCTGCTTCCTCCTTGTACGACACGAACACGCTTGTGCAGGTTAGCTATCCT